ATACAAAATGGAAACTACTACTAAGATAAGCAATAAAGAAACTAAAGCAGTAATGAAAGCTAAACCTACTAACAAATCTTTATTCACTACTAAGCAAGTAAAGGATAACGTTAGGGATATATTCACTCCAAACAACGCCGTTAATAATGCTGTTGAATTTTTCAATGTTAATAATGGTAAGTTTAATTTAGGTGAAGATAAGCATTGGACGAAAGTTCAACCGTCCGCTTTACCGGATGATATTTCATTAGCTATGAAAAATAACTTCATGGTTCACTGGTTCAATAATCAATCACCGTTATTAATGGGTTGGAAAAAAGTGGACGTAGATGGTAAGAAAGAAAAAATTATTAAGGGTATTAAAGAAGGCGGTTCAAGTTTCAACGTAACTCCATCAATGTTACTAACGTTGCCAAAGAAATCTGAATTTACAAATGCATACGGAAATCTTGCATGGGATTATATATATTTAATGTCTAATAATTTTAAAAAGGCTTATTCAAAATCCGTAAAATCTTTACAGGAAAAAGGTATTGCATTAATTAAGCATCAAGATTATTTAGACGCTGTTGAAAAATCCGGCGGTGATATAGAAGCAGTAGAAATGGATGAGCCAAAAACATCCACTGGTCGCGACCGTTCAGTTTTTCAAATGATACAATGGGAAACTATTGGCAAAGCGGACGAGCATTCTAAAAAAGATGCTAACGGAAATAATCAAGATAATGAGAAATCTTTATCAATGAAAATTATAAACTCTAAAGATAAGAAAGCCATCGAAGGATGGAAAAAAGTAGTAAAGGCTTTAGAAGATTTTCAGAAAATAGATAGAACTACTTTTCAATAAAAACTTCCATAGTTTTAAAAATCCAGCTTAACCGCTGGATTTTTTTTGTCTTAAATTTATCAATTAGTAAACTTTTATTTTTTGTAAACTTTCGCTAATCAGCGAATCTCTATTTTTCCCGCGTGGCCACTCATCACCAGTTC